CTAAATGACTAATTTTTTCCAGCCAAGCCCGCGATCATCCCTGTACTGTTCACTCATTGCATCTGTGCTGTGACCTAAAAGTGTTTTAACATCAACTCCCTGTTCTTTATAAAGGCGTGAAGACAGTGAGCGTTGTTCATGGAAGGAGGCTGGAGTGGTACCTTTTGGCCAGTTGATTTTGGCCTCGTTCCTTGCCTCCATAAACATACGCGTAATAGTTCCCTCAGTAACAGGATCTCCGGCATCGATGGTTGAGTGCTTTCTGACGTGGTGAAGCAGATAAGGGCTGATGACACGATCCCTGCATCGCGCGATTACTTCAGAAAGAGATAAGCCTATCGCTTCGCAGCGTAGTGTTAATGGTAAAGCAATTTTTGCACCGGTCTTATTTTGTATTATGTGTAGGTACCCATCCCAAACATCTGAAAATTTAAGATCGACTAGATCACCGCGACGCTGGCCAGTTAATAAGGCAAGTAGCATAGAATTTTGTAAGCAAGGGGCATATTTTTCAGCCGACTTATATATTAAGTTCCATTGCTCCAGCGTCATTCGGCTGCGCTGAACTTTAGCAATTGGGTTTTTAACGGCGAGGGCAGGGTTATAACCTGGCGGCACCTCCCCCGCATGCTGAGCTTCCTTGAATATGTCTATTAAAACCGCTCTCATTAATTGCCCCATGCGAGCTTTTCCGCTCGATTTATATTCATCAATGATCGTTGCTATGATTTTTGTGTCAACGTCGACCAGACGTAAATGTGATGCTCTCTTTTCAAAGATTAATGCGCATGATTTTCGACTTTTTAGGGTGCTGCTAGATAGTTCTTTATTGTCGACTCGTTCCTGTTGGATTTCGTTATATCGTTTGATCCAGCTATTAACTCTAATTCCCGGTTCTTTCTTTGTGTTTGCTTTTATTGCCATATCAATAAGCGCGTAGGACTGCTGCGTTTCTTGTTCAGCTATAATCCTGTTCATTTCCATTGCTGCGGCCTTCGCGGCGTCAGCATCCAGCCCGAACCCGACGAAAACGCCAGTGACTGGATGTCTGTACTGCCAGTAGATTTTTGAGGTTCTTTTATCTAACTTGCAGTACAGGTTAGGTATATCAATATTGTGTTTTCTGGGACGGGCAGCCATTGAGAGCTTTCTCCACTAACTGGCGGGCCTGATCTGAAATACCTGAAGTTATCTCAACCCTGCCTACCAAACCTATAAACCGAGCATCTTCGTCCACAACCCACCGGCGGCCCTGCTTTATTGCTGGTGGGTAGGTTTGCCTGGTCTTAGCGATCTTATGCAGTGCCGCGCGACTGATCGGCTCTTTAAAACCGTTAGGGCCAGATGCCCATTCATTGATAGCAACAAGCTGTCCCATTGTTACCTCTCCACTTTACCGGCTGCACCCGGTCACTCTTTAAAAATACAGGTCCCGCAACCATTGCGGGCCCAGTCAAAACAAATACCACAATGATCTACTTTTTTACTTCCCGCGCTTCCTGCTTCGGTGCTGCCGAATGATGCCCAAGACCTTCGTCCGTGAATGAGATAATGACCTTTGTTGGGTCGGCGCACTGCGCCTCCTCGCCATGTCGGAAGACAACGAAACTGGTGCCATACATTTCAGCCAGTCGCTCAGCCTCAGCAAGCCAGCCATCCGGGATTGCCGGAGAGTTGCCAGTAATAGCCTCTTGCAGGCGCTCCAGCTTTACAAACTCCTGCACATCCCATCCCATAACTCTGCAATCTGATGCCTCGGCAGCGTCAGTGGAATAAGATGTCGATCTCCCGCCTGGAACTGCAATTCCGTACAGGTCGGCCACTGGCTTGAACTGAGTTGCAGGCAACACGGGCTGGCTTACCTGTTCGGTATTGCCGGACAACTGCTCTGCCTGTTCTGCTGGCGCTGCGCCCGCGACTTCGATTCCCATCCTGTCCAGTGCCAGCAACAGTCCTCGCTCGCTATCGCCGCAATCATCAAGCGTGTCGTTTAATACCGACAACGCGCGCTCAAACGCATCATCCGGCACGCTCGTAACTTGCGGGGCTGCGTAGACAAGCAGTTCCCCGTTATCAATGGGCCATTCACCGTCTTTCACGTAATCAGTGGTGCCGTCTACCTGCTGGTCGATAATGTGAAAACTGCCGATTGGCTTCTCAGCAGCGGCGCGGTACTGCTGTAGCTCGTCAATTCCGCCGTTGAGTATGAATTCCCCGAATTCTGTAACCTCATGGTATCCGGGGCGAACCTGACGCAATGCACCGTACTGAGATAGTCTCGTGATGGTGCTTTTCTCAACATCATGCCCGCATGCGTCCGGGTCCTCACAGCACTCGACAAATCTTCGCAGCGCTGTCATATCGTCATGGGTAAATTTTTTTATCAGGTCTGATACGCGTTCGTTGATTGTCATGGTTAGTGACTCCTGAAACCGTTGCATTTGCGGAGAAATTCGACGATATACGCCTGCATCTTTTCAGCCATGTCGCCAGACCATCCTTCAGGTGGTTTCCATGTCTCAACAATATCAGCCATCTTTTTCGCTTTGGCTGGCGTCACATTGAGCGGGTCATTGGTATGCTGCTGGTTAACAAGTTTTTCCATGCCAGGAATATCCAGCACCGCAAACCACGTCACATTTGACATGCCGAGTCCGGGAATGCGTTGCCCGCTACGACGTTTATCTACTAGAGCTACAGTCATCCTCACTCCCCCTTCACTTCTTTGGATTTACGCTCGGCATCCATCATGTGCAGATATTCGTCCGCATCCTGAACCCATTGACCACCAATTCCGTAATAACGATGAGTAACGATGTCAATGGTTGCCATAGGTTCATGCTCAAGTAGTTGGCGCAAAAATCCCTCGAGGTTGCCTGCGCAGTGCTTGATTGCTGGAGCTTTTCCGGGGTGGCGAACGATGAGGAATTGATTTCCCTCCTCGCGCACCTCCCGCCCATTCAGCTCTGCGATTTTCCGTTGTGCACTCTCCAGCACATCTGTCAGCTCATCGCTAGCTGCTTTCCATGCGAAAAACAATTGGTCTTTGATGTATGGCCCGGTTTTGTCTGGATGAAATGAAGCCTTAAACCACGACTCGAATTTCTCTCTCTGCGTTAGTTCGGTTGTGTTCATGCTGCGTGCTCCTCGGACTGATATTTTTCAAACCAGAAAACGACCGGCTTGTCGATTACCACGACCAGGCCAAAGCGTTCTGCGGTGCGGAAGTTGACAGATGTTTTAAGGGCGCGGCCAGCCTGAAATGATATCTGCCTGCGGAATTCTTCGACGTCGAAAACGGACTTGAAGAGATTGCAAGGAGCGCATGACGGAAATAAATTGCTAAGGGTGTCATGCTGAGGCCGGAAAACATCGCCGGTCTGCTTTAACTTCCATTTCCCCTGCTGCCGGGCCTGTTCGTCAATCTCCAATTTCCGGTATACAGCTTCAACATGGTCAGCGTGCCAGCCCTTTTCCGGCAATTCGCAACCGCAATAGGCGCAGCGGCCACCAAATTTCATGCGCAATTCAGCGCGCTGAGTTTTGGTCAGTTTCACAACGCACCTCCATTGCTGTTACCGCGCAGTTGGGCGGCGAAGTCGACACAGATTGTTGCTGCTGCATCAAGCCCAACTTGTTCGTCTTGATAGCAATTAACTATGGCGTTGCTAATTTTCAGGCAAGCCTCATCTACCGCGCGTGCCCGCACTTCAGCCAGGAATGCGTCGGTGGCCGGCACCGTGTTAGCCAACTCCTGCTCAGCCTCACTTTGATGCGCGTCAGTGAGTTTGTTGGTGTAGGTGTAAGTGATACGGTCACACTCACGAGCCCAGCACAGTACCTGGTCGCGCAAGTAAACGTTGTCAGCATTCACGGCATCACGCTCAGCCGTCAGCGCATCACGAATTTTTAGCGATTCACACAGCGCGGCTTGGGTGGTATCCAGTCGTTCAGCCAAATCCCTGATTAACTGTGACGATGCCTTGGGCAGGTAACGTGCTGCATGGTATGCCGCGTGGATTAATTCGCTGATGTTCAGGCGCATTTGCGGATCTCCTCCAGCTCGTTGAACCGGGCCATGAACATTCCATAAGCCTGACCAGGGCGAAGCGGGATGATGGTAAACATATCGGTCGGCGGGATTCCCTCGAGCACCGGCCATACGGTACCGTCATCAATATCCAGATCGCGGCGTTCGGTACCGAGCATGACAAGGTCGGCGTATTTAACGGTCGGGTGCTGGTGGGCAGGTAATCCGAACTTCGCGCGGATCACGCTTTCCACATAAGCCTCAACGCGTAGGTAATCCGGCAGCAGGCGTTTAAGCGGTGCCGGGATGTCCTGGCAATATGCCTCAGCAGCATCATGCAGCAGTGCTTCAAGGGCGAACTCTGCCGGCACGAGCTGGCTGACCAGTACAGAGTGCTGCGCCACGCTGTAAAACTCCGGCAGGTGACCGGCAAAGCGGCAGATATGGGAAAGGGCAGTGGCGATATCCTCGATCACGATGTCATCGTGCTGAATATCGGTGTAGTTAATATGTTTCCCGGATAGTGTCTGAATATATGGCATTACGTGTTCTCCGTTATTACGCGCTGCACCGCGCCTGAATTTTGGTTGCAGCAACCCAACCCATAGACATGGGGCAGACCACTATTTAGGGGTTATCGTTGGGCTTCGCCGCCCAGCGCCGTCATCAGGCTGTTGAGAAGGGCAGTCAGCTCGCCGGTCATCAGGATAAAATCAGCATCAAAGCGTGCGGCGGCATCTTCCCGATCGATATCGTCGTTCTGGTCACGCAGCTCGTCTGCGTACCTGAGTCGCTTAATCGCGGCGGCATCGCTCAGCACGAAACTAATGCGCTGCTGCCAGTCCAGCGAAAGTTGAGTAACCAGCTTGCCGGCATCGAGGTGAATTGCTATTTCGTCGCTGGAAAGCTCCTGTTTTTTGAAGCGGCCGATGCCGCCATCTTCCAGTATTGCTTTCAGCTCGGCCTCATCGCCCAGTGCAAAACCTGATGGCGCTGAAGCGTTACGCACCCACTCGGTGAGAGTGAGCTCGATAGGGGTTTCCATGGTCAACGGCACGACGGGCAGGGAACCAAGCGTTTTACGGAGCAGCGCAAGTGAGTCTTCGGCACGGCGAGCACTCGATGTGTCAACCATCACCAGGTCGGCGTTAAGGTTCACCCAAATGCGGATCATGCTGCTACGGGTAAAAGCTCGCGGTAAAAGGGAGTGAAGAACTTCATCGCGCAGAGAATCTTTCTCATTTTTCTTGAGGCGACGGCCCTGATCACTTTCCAGCTTCGACACTTTCTTATTCAGCTCATCTGCGATTACCGGCTTTGGCAGAATCTTTTCTTCACGACGGATAACGAGCAGCAGTTGGTCATTTACCAGATGAAAAAGCTGGTTTGAGTGCTGTCCCAGCGGCGGAACCCAACCGGCCTTTGCCATATCCTGGCTGCCGCAAGGCGTGAACTGAAAGTTCTCCAACTTGCGCGCTAGTTCCTCTGTGTTGCCGTCTTGAACGAGGGTAATGTCACGGCTTAGGCGGTAGATCAGTAGGTTTTTGAAGAACGGGTTAAACATTAATATTTCCTCATGGCGTGGCGGCCATCTGCACTGGCCGCCGGTTAGTTTCTCCACACAACACAAAAGAGCACCTGCGGCTGCAACCGCCCGGATGGATTGGGGAATGAGCCCGTCATCCGGTGATGCTCTTGTGTGTTGCGTAAAAAAGTGCGGCGCCCTCGCGGAAAATAAAAAAGGCTCAGACGCCGCCAACTACTGCCTACTACCACGCTTGCTGCTTTTTTGGGTTGTGACACCAGGGCGCTACCCCTGCTTATTTCCTGCCGCTCTGTTTTGGTCTTGGCCGCCAGTAGCTGCGGCTCAGCCGATTTACAGGTCTTTGCGTCGGCCGGCGCTGCAGTTCGCTTGAACACATCACAACGGAGAGAGCACTGCCGGTGTCCGAATCGAACGGACCTTTTCCCTGCCCAACCCTCCCATTTAATGGGACTGTCTGGAATCGAACCAGCTCTTATGCCTTGCTCGTCAGTGCTCTTTCCGTTGTGCGCCGGGCTTCCACCGGCTCCCATCTGTTTTTTAAGCCACTCAGATATCGTCTGGGCTGCGTTCTACTTCCCGCCGTCACTGCCGTCGAGAGTGCTGGCAGCTCACTGACCTGATAACGCCCAGGATCAACTGGCGAGGCTTTTATCACTGCCCAAGTGCCACTTCGTAGGACATTTAAGGACCGTCTTAAAGTGGTAAGTCATCCAGTCCTGCTAAGCACTCGGCGCGATGCTTAGCATGAATGGCTGAAGTTACGGTATTCCACAGGCGGCTACTTCGTGGGCGTCCTGCCTGTTCGCTGTAGATGGTTAAAATCTAAAATAACTTAGATTAAAGGTCAAGCAGGAAATCTAAATTAATTTAGTTTTCCTGAGGGGAAGGGTTTACTTACGGCGCATCATTCGGCGATGTTCGACAACGACACCGATAATAGTGATCTTTTCTTTTGCGGAGTTACGAACGGCATAATCTTCATTCAGCGGAATTAATTCAAAAATTTCTTCCCCTTCGTCACTGACACCTCGCGCGCGGTATTTTTTAAAGGTCGCCTCGTCGCTGCCGTTCTTAGCAACAACGTAATCACCGGGACCAGGCGGTATCTCTGGGTCAACGATGATTATGTCGCCTTCAACAAAATCCGGCTCCATAGATTTACCCTTGACCCTCAGCGCGAAGGTTGAATAGGAGTGAAATTCAGACGTCAAAATATACTCCACCGTTCCATCAAGGTTCCTGGCGTCACATTCTGGTGACCAAGCTCCGGCTTGGACATAGCTAATAATAGGGATCTGCAGTGCGTTTACGGGTGCGGGCCCTATGTTGGCTTCATCTTCTGTACCATACAAAAGAAAGCCTTCGCTGACACCCAAGTATTGGGCCAGTCTGGTGAGGGAAATTCCACCAGGTACGTTCAAATCCCTTTCCCAATACCCTACCGTAACATCTGAAACACCCAGGGCCTTACCAAGCTGACCTTGAGTGAGTTTACGTTGCTTTCTTAACGTCCTTAAACGCGTACCTAATGTTCCCACGATCTAAACCTTCGTTGATGAAACCTAAGTTATCTTAGTTTTTATTGACCTAAAAAAAATTAGATAATAATATCTAAATATTCTTAGGAGGACGTTATGACTACGACTGATCTTGAGCAGTACTTCGGCTCGCCAAACAAGGCTGCTGAATTTTTTGGAGTATCACCCGAAGCATTTTATCAGTGGCGTACGCGCCCTGGGCAACTGATTCCAAAAGGCCGCGCAGCAGAAGCTGCAGCCCGTACTAATGGGAAGCTCAAATTTGACGCTTCGCTTTATCAGAAAGGTAACGAAAGGGCGGCTTAGCCGTAACCACAGCAAGAAGGGGTTAACCGTGGATCAGAAACACTGGCAAGTCGAAAAACAGCCCGCATGGCTGGTGGCAGCCATCAAGAAAACCATTTCGTGTCTGCCGGGTGGTTATGCCGAAGCGGCTGAATGGCTGGGCGTAACCGAGAACGCTTTGTTCAACCGGCTGCGTGCTGACGGAGATCAGATCTTCCCGATGGGCTGGGCGATGGTTCTTCAGCAGGCCAGCGGTACCAAGCACATCGCCGACGCCGTTTCACGCCAGTCGAACAGCGTGAACGTTCCGCTGGTGGAAATCGAGCAGGTCGATAACGCCGACATTAACGATCGCCTGATGGAATCCATCGAGTGGATTGGCCGTCATTCACAGTTCATCCGCAAAGCGACTGAGGATGGGGTGATTGACCAGGCAGAACGGGAACAGATCGAAGAGAACAGCTATCAGGTCATGACGAAGTGGCAGGAGCATTTAACGCTGCTGTATCGCGTTTTCTGTACGCCAGAAAAGAGTGACGCCCGCGAGTGTGCAGCTCCGGGCGCCGTGGCGTGTCGTAATCAGTGGAGAACTAACGCGTGAACAGTTTAACAACACAGTACCGCCGCTCGCAACTCATTGCGTTGCCTATGCCTGGTGGCCGCGAGCCGGTTCCGTTTTGCTATGCAGTCAATGTACCAGGCGATCGTGAAGTTGTAACCCACGAGTTTGCAGAGTGGGCTGTGGGGGACTGGCGAGAGGAGGCGGCTGCGCAATTATGCACGAACTTAACCGAAGGTTCAGAGATCACAACGGCGTACCCGTCAAAGTTATCCGCTGGGAGCCTGAAACCCGACGCGTTATCTACTTGCGGGAAGGTTACGAGCATGGCGAGTGCTTCAGTCCACTCGAGCAATTCCAGCGCAAGTTCAGGGAAATAGAGGGCGATCATGAGCACTAAATTAAGCAGCTACGTGTGGGACGGCTGCGCGGCGTCGGGCATGAAGCTGTCCAGCGTGGCCATCATGGCTCGCCTGGCCGACTTCAGCAGCGACGAAGGCGTTTGCTGGCCCTCGATAGAGACCATTGCGCGCCAGCTCGGAGCCGGGCCAAGCACTGTTCGTACGGCGATCGCCAGACTGGAGAAAGATGGCTGGCTTTCACGCACTCAGCGCCGCCAGGGCAACCGCAACGCCTCAAATATTTACCAGCTTAATGTGGCAAAGCTTCAGGCGGCCGCATTGTCTCACCTGTCAGATTCTGACACGTCAAAATCTGACGCATCAAAAACTGACCCGTCAAAATTTGAGGCATCAGAATCCAGCAAAAACGGTGGTTTTGACCCGTCAGAATCTGGCGGGGATCCGTCAGTAAATTCAAAACATGATCCATCAGATAAAAAACCTTCCTGTCAGGTTGCTGAGCAACCCGACCCTGCAGTGGTAATCACTGACCAGGCTAAACAGGTTTTATCTCACCTGAACAAGACCACCGGATCCCGGTACCAGGTCTGCAAATCATCTCTGGAAAACATCCGTGCCCGCCTGGCGGATGGGTTTACACCTGAGGAATTGTTACTTGTCGTGGATTACAGCGTCGAGAAGTGGGGCTCTGACCTGAAAATGGCAGAGTACCTCCGCCCGTCAACGCTCTTCCTGCCGAGCAAGTTCCCGGGCTATCTGCAGTCCGCGAGTAAGTGGGATTCCGCCGGACGTCCGGCACGCGATACATGGGGCCAGCGCAGCAAACTTCCTGATTCAGCGGTGTTCCGTTCGAGTCACCAGGACGTGGCGTACACCATTCCGGAGGGGTTCCGCGGATGAGCATCGCATCGAAAGTTCTGCAGTATGTCATTGAGAACCCGGGCTGCAATTATCGTGAAGTTGCCAAAGCCATGCCGGGAACCAACACCAGCACTATCAATCGCTGCCTTGGCCGTTTTTATGAGGAGGGGAAGTTACGCCGGGATTTTCAGGAATCGACGCTGACTTACTACCCGTCTAACCAAACCATGGCAGAAACGCTTTCAGGGGAAGACCTCCGGACACTGACCGGGCTGGAAAACCGGGCGCAGCAGCTGGAAGCGCAGGGACTTTATTTCCGCGCCGCATCGGTCTGGCTTAAAGCGTTTGACATGGCGATTAGTAGTACAGATCGGAATCGTTATGTTTCTCGCCGGGCCTTGTGCCTCAGGCATGCCGGAAATTTCATGACACCGGAAGGGCGCTGCTATCTCGCTGGCCGCTACGTGGGGGAAGACCAGTGAAAATACTGACCATTCGCCAGCAGGAAGTTTTAGATCTTATTATCGACTACATCGCCGATCACGGGTTCCCGCCAACCATTTATGAGCTGTCTGGCCTGATGGGCTGCCGTTCGCCGAATGCGGCTAACGATCACCTTCGTGCGCTGCAGCGTAAGGGCGCCATCACCATCCATCCGGGCGTTTCGCGTGGTATTACCATCACCGGCCAGAGCGTAGAGGATGAGGCGGTTACTCTGGTTCGTTCGCTGCTTAATGGCGATGAGCATGCCAGGGAGAATGCGATCGCCTTTCTCGAGATGCGTGGGGTTGAGCTATGAAGCTGACCCTGCCATTCCCGCCCAGCGTGAACACCTACTGGCGCGCCCCGAACAGGGGGCCGCTGGCTGGTCGCCACCTTATCAGCGCTGCCGGGCGTAAATATCAGAGTGACGCTTGTGCCGCCATCATCGAGCAGCTTCGTCGTCTGCCGAAACCATCAACCACACCCGCGGCAGTCGCAATAATCTTATTTCCTCCGGATCAGCGCCGCCGTGATCTGGATAACTACAACAAAGCGCTGTTTGACGCGCTAACACATGCGGGCGTCTGGGAGGACGACAGCCAGGTGAAACGTATGCTGGTGGAGTGGGGGCCAGTGGTACCTAAGGGAAAAGTAGAAATAACGATTAGTCAGTTAAAGTAGTGTATGCATATACAGGATTGCGACAACGTTATGCAAATCCGCAGTAGTATCAAATTATGCAGACGAAACGGGAGTGCAGTCCCGTAATTAATCAGTAACAGTGGAGAACAGTATGAATCAGTTAACCAACGTTAAAAACGATCCAGGCTTTCCTGCCATGAGTAGTCTCGAAATTGCCGGACTGTGCGATAAGCGGCATGACCACGTTTGTCGTGACATAAAAGTAATGCTGGAGCAGCTTAATATTCAATCTCCCCAGATTTGGGGAGATTACCGGGATGAGTACGGCAGAAGCTATCCGTGTTTCCACTTACCTAAAGATTTATGCCTGACTCTGGTCTCTGGTTACAACGTGGTTTTGCGTAAACGGATTATTGATCGCTGGCTCGAGCTGGAGAACGGTCAACAGATGAGTGTGCCTCAGTCTTTGCCGGAAGCGTTGCGCCTGGCCGCCGATCTCGCTGAGCAAAAAGAAAAGTTGAAACTGGAACTGGCCGCCGCCGCGCCGAAGGTGGAGTTTGTTGATCGGTATTGTACCGCCAGCGGGTCGCTTTCTTTCCGCCAGGTGGCGAAGCTGCTTAAAGCCAAAGAGCCTGAGTTCCGCCTGTTCCTGATTGATAACGACATCATGTATCGCCTGGGCGGTGCGCTTACCCCGCGTCACCAGCATATCGCCGCCGGGAGATTTGAAGTGAAAACCGGGACGTCGACCACTTCCAACCATGCATTCAGCCAGGCGCGCTTTACTGCGAAGGGGGTGAAGTGGATTGGCGGATTGTGGGCGGAACATATGGCGAAAGGGAATGCAGCGTGAGAGCACTGTTAACTCCTGTGATCGTTAAAGAGTTCGGGCTGGTGGCGTTCCGGCCCGGTCCAGAACTGCTGCCGCATTTCTGCCGCGGTCGAATCCTGCTGGAGAACGAACCGGATCGACTGGCTGACCTGCCGACTGGGGAAATACCAGCGGCGCACCAGCCACTGGCTGAAGATCCGGTTATGGTGCCTGTATTCGAACACCCCGAAGTAATACTGCGTGCTGGTGGACTGGCGAGCCTGGAAGTCTGGCTGCTGCGTGATGACGGATGCCAGTACCCACACGCCAGCTATCACCACCACGAACTGGTGACTATGCGGCATGAGCCCGGTGCCCTGCGGCTGTGCTGGTCCTGTGACAACAAAGTGCGGGAGCATTTTACTGACGAACTGGCGGGCATTGCGCGGGCAAACCTGGTAGCCTGGGCATTGTCGGTGGTTCGGCGCGGGCTGGGGTTCGATGATTCCCACGCGGTGACACTTCCGGAGCTGTGCTGGTGGCTGACATTCAACAAGCTGGCGCACGTAATCCCGGAAGAGGTAGCTCGCCAGGCGATGCGCATGCCGCCGCAGGTTATCCAGTCGGTAACCCGTGAATCGGACATCACGCCATCAGTCCCGGCCACCAGCATGGTGGAGGAAGCAGTAAAGCAGGTGCTGGCGCTGAAGGTTGACCCTGAGACACCGGAGTCGTTCATGTTGCGACCGAAACGCCGCCGCTGGCAGAACGAGAAGTACACCCGCTGGGTGAAGTCGCAGCCGTGCGCATGTTGCGGCAAGACAGCAGACGATCCCCACCACCTGATCGGATACGGCCAGGGCGGAATGGGGACCAAAGCCCATGATCTTTTCGTGTTGCCTTTGTGCAGAACGCACCACGATGAACTTCATGCGGATGCAGGGGCATTTGAAGCCAAATACGGCACGCAGCCGGAGCTGCTGCTGAAAACATTAGACCGGGCGCTTGCCATTGGCGCGCTGGCGTAAACGGAGTGGAGACCGCGATGAATCTGGAAAGCGTAATAAAATTTTTCGCCCCGAAAGGGATGCATATTTCTGACAGTGTACGCGCTACTGCGAGCGAGCAGTTAACAGTAACGGATGTTATGGCGGCGCTGGGTATGACTCAGGCGGATGCAGGCATAGGGCTTGCCATGTACCTGGGGAAAGCTGGGTTCAGCCCACAGGATAAAGATGCCGCCATAACCTGGCTGGCTGAATACGCCAAACTGCGTGCGCCTATGGCGGTTCGCAAAGCTGCCGGGAAAAAATTTTCGCTATGCATGCGTATACTTGCCCGGTTTGCGTTTAATGATTACGCCTCATCAGCTGCGGATAGTTACGACTGTCCGCAATGTTATGGTAAAGGGCTGATCACGAAAACCAGCATGATTACCAAAAGCCATTACACAATGCGCCTGCCTCAGTTCGCTAAGGATCTGGGCCAGTCTCCCTCTGATTTTGAAGTATTCCGTCAGGTTAAAGATGTGGACCACCAGCTGTGTGGCAAATGTGACGGTACCGGAAAAATCAGTAAGCGCTGCCAGTGTAGTGGAACGGGGAAAACTCTGGACCGGAAGAAGTCGGAGCTTCAGGGGGTCCCTGTTTATAAAGAGTGTAAACGTTGCGAGGGGAGGGGCTACAGTCGCCCAAAATCTTCTGTCGCATACCGCGGCGTTCTTTCGCAACTGGACAGCCTGCCGGACCGTACATGGCGCTACAGCTGGAAGCCGTTCTATGAAAGTCTGGTAACCAAATGCTTTGAGGAAGAAAGTATTGCAGATGCACAGCTAAAAAAGGTAACACGTACGCAGATATGATATAAATCTCATAATTTAGCGTCACGTTACTTGCAAAGTTGCCGTTTTTGTGTAAATTTGACGTTAAAGATGGGCATTGTATGTGCATCGTTATGAAACCCGCCCCTGAGCGGGTTTTTAGTGCATCCAAAATAGATAGTTTACATAGCGGTAATATAATTGTTTGGCCTTTATCTTGGGGATCAAACTAATGCTGATTTTTGAATTAACTAAGCCTGGTAGCAAAATCAGCCATGAAGATTTAGATCTTGGCTGGAAGCTTGAAAGACTATTAAGTCACCTGGAAACAGCGTTTTATGACGCTAACATCGCATTAAATTTGTTCAATTTCGAAATGCATAATAGATCTGGTTATGTTGGCCTCGATCGTCAACGGTGGCAGGATGATATGCAAAAGCGGCGAGATTTAGAAGTACAAGTCCGCCAGGAGTTGGGCTTGCTGCCTTATGAGCGTAGCGAGAAAGTGGCAATTGAAGTTGAGACTCGCTTTAAAAAAGAGAAATGGGGTAATGGAGAAATTCCATTAAGTCATCAGCACCGATTTATTTTTTTGCATGCCAAATCCTTTCTCAATGCTCTCGACACGATTGATAAGTTTTTAAAAGTCATATCTGAAGAGAAAGGTGCTCCTCCGGAAATTAAAAGATTACACAGCAAAATTGCCGATGATTTCCCTAACTTAAGAGCTGTGAGAAACTCAGCTCAACATTTAGAAGATAGGGCGCGTGGTCTTGGTGCTGGAAGAGAGCGAAAACCTTTACAACTTCAACCTATTGATAACGGTTTCATTGTTGCGCCTGAAGGGGCATTGATGCTTAGTAGCTTGATAGGGACAAAATTTGGGTACACCATGGCTGATGGTCACTATGGTGAAGTAGATATTTCAGAGGAATCAATGCTGAAAATCACTACAGTGATTCAAGAAGTATTTAACTCTTTCTCTTGGATTGGCCCACCACAACATCTTCCAGGATAATATCCAGTGATAAATATCTGAAGGCTGCCTATTGGCGGCCTTTTTTATTTCCCCTCATTCCTGAGAGGACTCACAAACAAGAGGGGGCGTAATGTCCGAACCTTTTTCCGGTACCGTAGCCGCCGGTAGCGCGCTGACCGGCGCCAGCATTTATGGACTGCTCACCGGTACTGATTACGGCGTGGTATTCGGCGCGTTTGCCGGAGCCGTGTTCTACGTGGCCACTGCTGCCGACCTGACGATTTTTCGCCGTTCCGCTTATTTCGTTGTGTCGTATTTTGCTGGCGTCTATGGCTCCGGGCTGGTGGGTTCGTGGCTGGCGAGCATAACCGGCTATGCCGATAAACCGCTGGATGCTCTCGGCGCGGTAATGCTGTCTGCCGTGGCAATCAAGACGCTGACATTTTTCAGTGAACAGGACCCGTTGAAACTGCTGTCTCGGTGGCGAGGGGGAACCAATGGTAACTAACGATCCGCTGGTGCTGACCAACGTGGTGGCCTGTGCCGCCATTGTTCTGCGCCTGATGATGTTCCGTAAGCCAGGCGGTCGACATAACCCGTGGGCGTCATGGCTGGCATACCTGATAATTCTGGCGTATGCGTCGGTGCCGTTCCGGTACCTGTTCGATTCCTATCTGCATACCCACTGGGCAACCGTGACAATCAACCTGATTATCTGCGCCGCCGTGTTCAGGGCACGGGGGAATGTGGCGCGGCTCTTCTATGTCCTGAGGTCGGAATGAAACAATCACAATTTCAGCAGGCGGCTGGTATAAGCGCCGGATTAGCTGCGCGCTGGTTTCCACACATCGATTCGGCGATGAAAGAATTCGGCATCACCGCGCCGACTGACCAGGCGATGTTTATCGCGCAGACCGGGCATGAATCTGTTGGCTTCACCCGGCTGGTGGAGAGCATGAATTACAGCGTGGCAGGTCTCGCGGGTTTCATCCGCGCCGGGCGGCTTACTCAGGACCAGGCTAACGCGCTGGGCCGCCGCTCATATGAAAAGGTGTTACCGCTGGAACGTCAGCGCGCTATTGCCAATCTGGTTTACAGCAAACGCCTTGGCAACAAAGCAGCTGGTGATGGCTGGAAATATCGTGGTCGCGGCCTGATTCAGATCACCGGTCAGGATAATTACCGACGCTGCGGCGCCGCGCTGAAACTCGATCTGGTCACCAGCCCGGAGCAACTGGAGCAGGACCGTAACGCGGCGCGTTCAGCGGCATGGTTCTTTGCCACCAGCGGTTGTTTGCTTTACTCCGGCGACCTGGCCCGCGTCACGCAGATTATTAATGGTGGTCAGAACGGCATTGAAGACCGCCGTCAGCGTTACAACCGTGCACGAGCGGCATTTTTATGATCCAGGTGCTACTGAGGAAGTACTGGTTTCCGCTGGTGGTGCTGGTTCTTACTGGGGCGCTGGCCTTTCTGGTGAACCGGTACCGTGACAACGCCATTGAGTACAAAAAGCAGCGTGACGAGAAAACGCAGGCGCTCAGTCTGGCAAACGCCACCATCACCGACATGCAGGTGCGCCAGCGAGACGTTGCGGCACTTGATGCGAAATACACAAAGGAGCTTGCCGATGCGAATGGTGAAAATGATGCTCTGCGTAAGCGTCTCGATAATGGTGGCCGGGTGCGCGTTAAAGGAAAGTGTCCCGCCCAAGACTACACCACCTCCACCGGCGGCGTGGGCGATGCAGGAACCGTCGAACTCGCTGACGTTGCTGGACGAAACGTTCTCAGTATCCGATCCGGAATCATCCGCGACCAGAAAGCCCTGAAGTATTTGCAGGATTACATCAGGGCGCAGTGTCTGAATTAAAAAAGAGTTTACCGTGCTTTATCAGCGGGAATCCCGTGAGCTCACCGTTTCGGCAGGGAACGACGACAGAACTATTTTCGGCTCAGTAAGTCAGATGTGGCTTCTTTCAGTCGTTCCAGATCGGCCAGGTCTGATGAATTTTCCTCAGCTAATTTCTCAAAGGCATCGGTGATGTGTTCCCGAATGGCATCTTTTGTTTGCGAGTCAAGCTTAGCGAACAAAGCCGTGACAACAATTTTCAGGGCATCCAGCCGGGCAAGGTATTCTTTTTTGGATGCTTCCTGATCAACAATCTTTTCGATTAAATCAGCGATTAAGTGTTTCATATTACATGCCTTACTGGTTTTGGGTTCGGGCTATATATCCTTATTACACCAGCCTGCAAGAAATACTTTAAAGGAAGCACCCGGTCGGGTTATTTACGGTCAGCAGTGCAGTTTATGCAAAGGCTGGCTGGTGCCTCACAACATCAACGCAGCAAAAAAATATAAAAAAAAGCCTCCAACAGGAGGCGAAGGAGATAGTGCAAACACATCATCTTCTCAAAGAACAAGGGCAGCCACGGAGATGGCTTCCCGGTTCGGCAGGCATTATCAGTATGGCTCCTGTTGTAAACGTTGCAAGTCAGTAAGTTAAGTTGAGGAGTTATCCTGGCGGAACCTGCCACTTCGCGCTCTGAACCAGACAGACAGGTGTGGATCTGCCGGAACAAATTTAAATTTTTAGCCTAATCTTTACCATGTTTCGTTTGTACAGGGTGCGATCAGCTGGTTTCATATAAGCTGTTCGCGCGGCATACAGGGAGAACAATCATGGTGAACGTTATACTTTTTATAGGAAAAAAACCAGTCGAGCTGACTCAACTGCCTGCCGGTACAGAGTGGATGACATATGTATGTGCGAAGGGTAATGTATTGAAGCTTCCTGTCAGGATTGCAATTTTTACGTTACCTAACGGGAAAGTGACTGCAGTCCATGTTGCATCAGTCAGTTATGTTTCGTCCGCAAAGGCGCTTGCCGCCTATCTGAAACTGGCGGCGTACCAGTTATAGGTTTTGTAGAAGGCTGTTACAGAATACGATGCTGAATAGCAGTGATTAAAAGAAAAAACTCTAAGCAACATGAAATCCAGTCTGTTGCTTAGAGCATGCAAATGCATTTTCGTTACGCTACTAATTTAAATTCACCGTAAATATCTTGTATGGGAAATATCTCATCAACAGGGTGAGCTTTGATTAACTCCCATATCAGGTAAAACAAACCACCAGCTTATGCTGGTTTTTTTATGCGCCTCGTACGCGCACATCAAAGAAAGTCTTTCAGCTGTGAGCCTGGGCAAGCCGTTAACTTTCGGCGGCTTTGCCGTGCGACAGGCTCACGCCTAAAAGGAAACGACAAATGAGCAATACTTTCCGTATGACGAAACTCGTCCTCAGCGTTCCGGCATTAGGCATGCCGTCTCATAATAACGATGGTTCAACATCGATGTCAGGCGAGCACATCACTGCACATGTATATGCCGTTAAAGGGAATGAAAAGTTGCTGGTTGGACGTTGCGACTTCGCAGGAATGACAACAAGTGGTTATGACCAGTCACTCAACGTAATCAAGCCTGAGGGGTACCAGCTGGTGGTAGAAACGGTGGACCGTTACGGTATCCGAAATGGCACCAGCCGAGTACGCCTGAAGTCAGAAGAGGTAATTGCATCAGGTGATGGCTGGCACCTCAATAAATCAGGAGAGGCGCATATTGTTGGTGAGCCTGATTCATTACAGGTCGACGCTGAACGGGTAAGCCAGAACTTTATCAACGATGCTTATATTCAGGGCTGCGCCATTTACAACGTCAAAATAGGCACCGTAATCGTGTCCGGGCAACTCGCAGGCAAGTCAGACGACCGCCTGATGAAAGTAGCTGATGAGCACGATCCTGTATCGCTAAAGACCACTGCATACAAGTTTCATGGCGAGCCTCTTCCTTTTGGCGGCTTCCCAGGCCCTAACGTAATTTCTGCTAAGCATGCTGTTGGCACAAGTGATACCAAATACTGTCTATCTGATGATATGCGCCAAGCCGTTATTGATGCCGTGTGTAACAGTGAAGTGTTCCAGTCGCTGGTGGAAAAAGTGAATGCGCTATCTGCTGAACGGGAATCAGATGCAGTCAGGCTTCAGCGGGGTATCGATCAGGCTCTGTCTGATACCATCCGCAACGCGCTGAAGCCGGGCGGTTTACTGCATTTTCGGAAGTAGTTTTATGGCTTCTAATTCACCCTGGCACCACCTCTATAACACGAAGCGCTGGTACCGGCTCCGCTATCACCAGCTTCAGAAACAACCTCTCTGTGAGTTCCACCTCAGACGCAATCAGGTGATAGCCGCAACTGTCGTTGACCACGTCACCCCGCATAAGGGAGACGAGGCACTCTTTCATGACCCGGATAACCTTCAGTCCCTGTGCAAGCGCTGTCACGACTCGGTTAAGCAACGCATGGAGAAGGGCGGAACGGTCACCGAATTCGACAACGAAGGCCGGGTGATCTGGTAGCCGAAATCAAACAGGCGCTGGCAGGGTGGGGGGGAGGGGTAAAACTCTGGCGGCAAAATCTTAAAGACCGCGCTCCCCCGTTTATTTTTAAAAACGTCCAGAAAAAAAGGAAAAATGATGGCTCAGCGAGGCAGAAAATCACTGGCCGCGACGTCGGCTGTCTCGCTTCCGGTTCTGGCTGAAAGCAGGCTGCAGCCGTCGCTGCACCTCAGTGACCCGGAAATAAATGTCTGGGTAAGGCTGGTGAATGACAACCCGGCCAGCTCTTTCACCGAAACGCACCGCGACATGCTGGAGATGTACTGCCGTCATGTGGTGCAGGCACGGCTGCTCACCACCCAGATCGAGGAGTTTGAGCTGGAGTGGCTGGCCCGTGATGATGGCCTGAAGCGCTACGACAAATTACTGACGATGCGGGAACGCGAGGTGCGCTCGGCGTCTTCTCTTGCAACACGTCTGCGGATCACCCGTCAGGCTACCTCCGACCCCAAAACGGTGGGGCGGGCGCATAACAACCTGGCGCGGGAGAAGAAGCCCTGGGAAATTGATTAAGGCTGATTAACTGATGGTTAAAAAGACCCTTACGCGGGCTGAACGAAACATTCGTTGGTGTGAGCAGAATATCCTGATCCCTGAAGGCAAGTTCGTCGGGCAGCGGCTGAAGATGGCCCCGTTCATGAAGGACGATTTCAGGGCTATCTTTGACAACAAGCACGGCACCCGACGCGCGATTATCAGCAGGGGGCGAAAAAATGCCAAGACGGTGGAAACCGCCATGCTGATGCTGCTTTACCTGGTCGGGCCGGAAGCGGCACCTAACTCCCAGCTTTATTCAGCAGCACGGTCGCGCGATCAGGCTGCAATCCTGTTTAACCTGGCTTCAAAGATGTGCCGGATGAATCCGGTACTGATGCAGTACGTCGCGATTAAGGACTCAGCCAAAGAAATTCATTGCCCTGAGCTGGGCTCTTATTACCGCGCACTGAGTGCGGAGGCCACCACGGCCTACGGTTTCTCGCCGCGATTTGTCGCCCATGATGAGCTGGGTCAGGTACGGGGGCCGCGCGATGCGCTTTATGAGGCACTGGAAACGGCAACCGCGGCTCAGGAAAACCCGATCTCAGTGATTATCAGTACACAGGCACCCGATGCCAGCGATCTACTGAGCCTTTTGATTGACGATGGGCTGACCGGTGCTGACCCACGCACAGTAGTCAGGCTGCAGACCGCACCGGAAGATATCGATCCTTTCTCTGTTGAAGCCATCCGGCTGGCAAACCCGGCTTTTGATGTGTTCATGAACCAGAAAGAAGTGCTGGACATGGCCGCCAGCGCGAAGCGGTTACCGTCGCGCCAGGCCGAGTTTGAGAACCTTGTGCTTAATCGCCGGGTGGAGGCAAAAAGTCCGTTCGTCAGCCAGACCGTATGGCACATGAACAAAGAGGAGCCCGGCGAACTGGCGGGCGCTACCGTATGGGGCGGACTGGACCTTTCCAGCGTATCGGACCTGACGGCGCTGGTGCTCAACACAACGCAGGGCGATGTGCACTGTAAGTTCTGGCTACCTGAGGAAGGGTTAGTGGACAAGGCGCGTAACGATCGCGTGCCTTATGACATTTGGGCGAAACAGGGCTGGCTGAATACGACGCCAGGTAAGGCCATTGAATACGCCTTTATTGCCCGGGAGCTGCGGCGTGTTTTTGATATCTGTAACGTCAGGGTGCTGGCGTTCGACCGCTACAACATGCGCTTCCTTCGCCCGCATCTCATCGACGCCGGTTTCACTGAGTCGGAGCTCGAGAGGTTCGTGGAATTCGGCCAGGGCTTTGTCTCCATGTCGCCTGCGCTCAGGGAACTGGAAGCCAGACTGCTCGGCGCGCAACTGAAGCATGGCAACCACCCAATCCTCGAAATGTGCGCCAAAAACGCCACGGTCATTACTGACCCCGCCGGTAACCGGAAGTTTGTAAAGGGTAAATCCAGCGGGCGCATTGACGGCATGGTCGCGCTGGCGATGTCCATCGGCGCGCAGACCAGTGATGAGGTGGAGGATCCGGGCGACGTTAACGATTTCATATACAACTTTTTGAGCGTGTAAAAATGGCAGATACCGATTACAGCATTGACCTGCGGACACGATCGCCATTCTGGGCGCGCATGGCCTCTATCCTGACCGGCGGACGGCTGGTCACACCGGATAAGGGCTCTCAAATGGCGGGCACCTCTGCGCACGGTGTGGTTGGTGATTCCGTTGTCACTGATGAGCGCAACATGCAAATCAGTACGGTGTGGGCCTGTATCAGGCTCATCTCGACCGTCACTGCATCGTTACCGCTTGATGTCTACGAGACCAGAGACGATCAGCGAAAGAAAGTACCTGGCACCCATCCCCTGGCAAAACTGCTGCGATTCCGGCCAAATAACTTCATGACCGCGCTGGAGTTTCGCGAGGCCATGACCATGCAGCTTTGTGCCTACGGAAATGCTTATGCGCATGTAGAGCGCAACGGCGTCGGCGATGTGATCAGTATGGTTCCACTCATGAGCGCCAACATGGAGGTGCGGCTCAGCGATAACGGTAAAAACATCATATACCGTTACCGGCGGGATACTGAATATGCCAACTTTTCGCAGAAAGAAATCTTTCATCTCAAGGGGTTTGGTTTTAACGGCCTGACCGGACTCTCCCCACTGGCGTTTAGCGCAAAGTCTGCTGGTGTTGCTATCGCTATGGAAGACAACCAGCGTGAATTCTTTGCGAACGGCGCGAAATCCCCGCAGATACTGATGACCGACGGCAAAGTGCTGACCAAAGAGCAGCGCGGGCAGCTCGAGGAAAACTTTAAAGAGATTGCGGGCGGCCCGGTTAAAAAGCGCCTCTGGATCCTGGAAAGCGGCTTTACGACCCAGGCTATCGGAGTTTCTCCTCAGGACTCGGAAATTCTGGCCGCACGAAAGTTTCAGGTCGCTGAGCTGGCCCGGTTCTACGGTGTACCGCCGCACCTGGTTGGCGATGTGGATAAAACAACATCCTGGGGATCAGGGATTGAGCAGCAAAATCTCGGATTTCTTCAGTACACCCTTAAGCCTTACCTTGACCGGTGGGAATACAGCATTGAACGCTGGCTGGTAAAAGAATCTGAGCAGGGCGTTATTCACGCTGAGCATAACCTTGACGGGCTGCTGCGGGGCGACTCCACAAGCCGGGCATCGTTTATGCAAATCATGGTTAACACCGGGATCCGAACCGTTAACGAAGTGCGCAGGCTGGATAACCTGCCGCCTCTTCCTGGCGGTGACGTGGCGACGCGCCAGTCACAGAACATACCCATTACCGACCTTGGAACAAACAACGGGCCCCGCAATGACGGGGCCTGATTTTTTATGGGGGCCATGATGCCTGACATTCACAAAACACTGGCGTTCGATCAGACCGAAATAAAGTTCACAGGAGACGGAAATAACGGCACGTTTGAAGGATATGCCTCCGTTTTTAACAACACGGACGCCGACGGCGACATTATTCTGCCAGGTGCCTTCAGTGGTGTTATTGCCGGGCAGAGCCGCAAGGTGGCGATGTTCTTTAACCACCAGACACGCGCTATCCCGGTCGGTAAATGGGATTCCATGCATGAAGATGAGAAAGGGCTGTTTGTACGTGGGCAACTTACGCCAGGCCTGAGCCTCTCTGAAGATCTGAAAGCCGCGATGAAACACGGAACTGTCGAGGGAATGTCGGTGGGATTTTCCGTCGGCCCCGATGATTACACCGTCGGCACGTCCGGCCTCATCTTCAAAAACATTTCTTACCTGCGGGAAATCAGTGTCTGCACTTTCCCGGCCAACGAGCTGGCGGGTGTAACCGCCATGAAGAGTATCGACGGCATTAAAACCATTCGTGACGCAGAAGCCTGGCTGAGGGATTCAGTCGGGCTTTCACGCTCTGAAGCACAGGCGTTTATCGCCCGTGTTAAGTCCGCAGGCCGAAGCGAGTTCGGCAGCGGCGACATTGACGCGCTGGCACAGCGCATTACCTCATTTGCCGCTAACCTGCGGAAGCCTTAACGGAGTAATACATGTCTGAATTATCTGTACTGGAAAAAGCGATCGAGAACTCCCAGAAAGAAGTTAAGGAGCTCATCGAAGAACAGCGTAAATCCATCAACCAGAACGGCGAAATCAACAAGCAGCTTCAGGCCGATCTGGCTAAAGCCCAGGATGAACTGAAGACCACAGGCACCCGGCTGTTCGATCTTGAACAGAAGCTGGCTGGCAACTCACCCGAGCAGACTGCACAGAAGTCGTTTGCAGAGCGCGTGTCCGAAGACCTGATGAAAGGCTGGGACGGTTCCCGCACCAAAGCGAAAGTCACCAGCTTTGATAAAGCGATCGGGTCTGGCACCAACTCCGCCGGCGCACTGGTTCTGCCTCAGCAGCAGCCGGGCATCCTGATGCCGGGTCTGCGCCGTCTGACTGTGCGTGACCTGCTGGCACAGGGGCGTATCACCAGTAACGCGCTGGAATATGTTCGCGAGAATGTGTTCACCAACGCTGCGGCGCCGGTTGCTGAAGGCACCCTCAAACCAGAGAGCAACATCACGTTCACCAAAGAAACGGCGAACGTGAAGACCATCGCTCACTGGATCCAGGCATCGCGCCAGATCATGGATGATGCCCCGGCGCTGCAGTCCTACATCAACTCACGCATGATGTACGGTCTGGCGCTGGTGGAAGAGAACCAGATGCTGAACGGGGATGGCACCGGCGATAACCTGCAGGGGCTGAACGTGGTGGCGAACGACTACGAAACTGCACTCAACGCGACCGGGGATACCGGTGCTGATGTTCTGGCGCATGCCATCTATCAGGTATCGCTGAGTGAGTTCGAAGCCGACGGCATCATTCTGAACCCGGCGGACTGGCACCGCATCGCGCTGCTGAAAGACGCTAACGGGAACTACATTCTTGGCGGCCCGCAGGCGTTTGCCTCGAAAGTGCTCTGGGGTCTGCCGGTGGTGTCGACCACGGCGCAGACGGCAGGCAAATTCACCGTTGGCGCGTTTGGCCTGGCGTCTCAGGTGTGGGACCGCATGGATGCCACCATCGAGATCAGCAATCAGGATCGCGATAACTTCGTTAAAAACATGCTGACCATCCTGTGCGAAGAGCGCCTGGCGCTGGCGCACTACCGTCCCGCAGCCATCGTCACCGGTGACATTGCGGTTTCCTCCGGTCAATAACAGCAGGGCGCGGTCAGCAATGGCCGCGTTTAACGCATGAAAATTAAAGCTCTCCGTATGTTCTCGCATTATCACCTTGGAACGGTATCCCAGGGCGAAACCCGCGTGGTTAAGAAAGAAATCGGCGAAGCACTGGTGAAACTGCATCTGGCAGAAGAAGTCGGGCCGGAAAAAACCGAACCGGCAAAAGCTGAAGCTGCTCCGGCCAGAGCCAAAACAGGGGGCAAAAGTGGAAATAAGCGCGGAACAGATGACGCTGATAAAGACGCACCTGAGGGTTGATGGCAACACTGAAGATGCGCTTATTGCGGCTTATACCGCTGCGGCTGTCGATTATGTCGAAAAGTTTTGCGACGGCGCACTGGTGGAATCTCTGACACCGGCCTCTGATGATGAAGAACCTCCCCGTGAGGTTCTTTTTACTTCCGGTATCTGGGCGGCAATGCTCCTCCTTATTGGTCACTGGTATGCCAACCGCGAAGCAGCTGCTCCGGGTCTTACGGAAACACCCCTGGGTGTTGAAGCGCTGCTGATACGACACCGGCGGTGGCACTGATGGCCTGCTCAGGTTGCGAACGCCGCCGTGAGTGGCTGAAAAAATGGATGGCTATTGCCTATGAACGAGCAACAGGTAAACGAACTGCTGAAAGCGCTGGAGGCACAGGCGAAAGCGCAGATGGAACAGACCGCCGCGATAAACCGCCTGACGGAATCAAATGAAGCCCTGGTCGCCGTGATTTACCAGTCGATGGTCGATGATGAGGGGGACGACGGGGTAATGCCGCAGACCTATCTGAGCGGAAAGCCCCGGGGGTAACCATGCAGGCAGGAAAACTGAACAAGCGGGTGATTCTGCAGAAGCCTGTTAAAACACAAAGCCCGACCACGGGCGCAATCGTCAGTGGCTGGGCAGACGTGGCTGAGTTGTGGGCGAATGTCACCGACCTTTCAGCGCGCGACTTTGTGGCGGCGCAGGCGGGGCAGAATGAAGTCTCCACGCGCATCACCATCCGCTGGCGCGATGATGTCACGGATAAACACCGCATCGTACATCGCGGGCGGATCTACGATATCACCGGCGTGCTGGAAGATGACAAAAGCGGCCGGGAGTATCTGACCCTGCCTTGCTCACGGGGGGTAAACGATGGCTGACGGTATCGAAGTTCAGATCACCGGTATTGAGTCGCTGAAGCAGAAACTTAACGAGGTAAATTACGACCTGAAGCGAAAGGGCGGACGCGCCGCGCTGCGCAAGGCCGGTAACGTTATTGTGAACCAGATTAAGGCCAACGCCCTGCGTCTTGACGATCCGCAAACGGCCCGAAGCATCGCGGATAACGCGGCGCTGCGCTGGAACGGCAGGCTGTTTAAACAGACCGGTAACCCCGGCTTCAGAATAGGCATCCTGCAGGGCGCGAAGCTTAAAAAGAGTCCCAGCCTTGCCGCCGATGCACCCACGCCACACTGGCGTCTGCTGGAGTTTGGTACCGAAAAAATGTCGCCAAAGCCCCTGGTACGTGCGGCGGCAACATCACGCATGCAGGAGGTGATCGCCACGTTCACCACCGAATATGAAAAAAGCATCGACCGGGCGCTGCGGCGTGCGCGGCGAAACGGAGGCGGATCGTGATTGCACCTCTGTTTTCCGTCTGTGCATCCAGTCCGGCGGTAAGGGCGTTGATTGGCGATTCGCCGGTGCGGCTTTACCCGTTCGGGCAGCAGGACGATAACGTCATTTACCCCTATGTTGTCTGGCAGAACGTGGGCGGCGCACCGGAGAACTATCTCGGCCAGCGCCCGGATGCGGATACCTGGGCACTACAGGTGGATGCCTGGGCAGATACCCCGGATGAAGTGATTGCCGTGGCCACCGCGCTGCGGGATGCCATTGAACCGCACGCGCATATCACGCGCTGGGGCGGACAGGAAAGAGACCCCGAAACCAGGCGCTACCGCTACTCCTTCGATGTCGACTGGATAGTGAAGCGATAACTCAATAACACCGGCCCTGTGCCGGTTTTTTTATGCACGGAGAAACCCATGTCTGTACTGACGCAAGGCACTCAGTTTTTTGTGCTCGCCCAGGGCGCGGTAAGTGAAATCGAATGTATCACCAGTTTTTCACCGGGCGGAAACCCGGCGGATCAGATTGAAGACACCTGTCTTTCCGAGCGGAACAGCCGAACCTATAAGGTTGGCCTGCGTACGCCAGGACAGGCCACGGTGGGTCTGAATGCTGACCCGGAAAACGCCAGCCACATCATGCTGCACAACCTGGCAAACTCTGACGACCACGAAGAGCTGACGTTTGCCGTGGGCTGGTCTGACGGTACTGCATCACCGACGGCAGCCGCACAGGGCGCAGCGGGCGCAGTGGATGGCCTGACGCTGCCGGACAGCCGCACCTGGTTTGTTTTCCGTGGCTATGTCTCTGACTTCCCCTTCGACTTTTCCGCCAACACGGTGGTGACCACTTCCGCCACCATCCAGCGTTCCGGCGCGTCGGTCTGGGTACCTAAAGCGAGCGATTAATGAAACTGACTCTCGATTCACTGAAAGAGGCCGGGGCCTTCACCGGCCGCCCGGTGGAAAAAGAAATCACCTGGCGGCAGGGCGAGGAGGAATTCAGCGCCACTGTCTATATCCGCCCGCTGGGCTACCACTCGGCCATGACGGACGTGATGGCGGCAAACGGGCGCGTGGATGGTGTGGCGGGGCGGATCGCCGCATCCGTCTGCGATGAGAACGGCAAGCCGGTATTCACGCCTGCGGATATTACTGGTGAGGCCGACCCGGAGCGCGGCGCGCTGGATGGCGCGCTGACCATTGCCCTGCTGGTGGCTATCCAGGAGGTTAACGATCTGGGAAAGATGAACTCAGCGCCGACGATGAATTCTGGTGCGAGCTCGTCCTCAACGGTATCGGCGGGCAAACCATCGCGCAGGCTCAGGAAGTCCTGAGTTTCCGGGAATTCCAGATCTGGGTGAAATACCGTGAGCGTTACGGGAGCCTTAACCCGATGCTACGTACGGAATGGGCCGCCGGGCTGGTCTCCAGCACCATTGCCAACGTGAACCGGGGCAAAGATACGCCGCCTTTCAGCGTCACGGATTTCACCCTGCACTTTACGAAAACACCGACCACCACTGGCCCCGTCACGCTTGATGAGGCCATGCGGACCTGGTCTTAAACACTCACGGAGACGGTATGGCAGCCAGATCGCTTGGAACCCTGACCATTGACCTGATTGCCAATATCGGTGGCTTTGCCGCAGGACTTAACCGCGCGGAGCGTCAGTCTGAAAGCTGGCGCCGCCGGGTGCAGCAGGATGTCCGGCTTGCCGGTGCCGCGCTCGGGTCAATAGCTACCATCGCCGCAGCGGCGGCAGTATCTGCAGGCGTGGCGGGTATCAACCTGTTAAAAACCACCTCAAAGCAGATCGCTGAAACTGACCGGCTCGCAAAATCCCTGCGCATGTCCACCCAGGACCTGCTTGCCTGGCAGTTCGCCTCGCAGAAAGCGGGCGTGTCAGGCGAGCAGATGGCGGATATCTTTAAGGACATTGGCGACAAAATTGGTGATGCGGTACTTAACCAGTCGGGTGAAGCCGTTGATGCGCTGAATGCGCTGGGTCTTTCTGCGAAGAAGCTTTCCACAGAAACGCCTGATAAACAGTTACTGGCGATCGCCGGTGCGCTGGAAAAAGTGGGTACCAACGCTGAGAAGATCACCATTCTTGAAAGCCTGGGCAATGACCTTTCTAAACTCCTGCCGCTTTTTGATAACAACAGCCAGAAGCTTCAGCAGTTTCTCAGGCTGTCGCGGGAATACGGCGTCGCGCCGGATCCGAAATCCATCGATGACCTGGTCAAGGTCAACTCCCTTTTTGAGGACATGGAGACGCAGGCACAGGGGCTGAAGCTGGAAATTGCCACAGGACTGGCACGCGTGGACCTTTCCCCGCTACAGGCCGGGCTGGGAGATCTGCGGGCAGTATTCACCGATCCCAAAGTGCTTCAGGGCCTGGCGGAAATGGTCGGTGGTATTGCCTCTCTTGTTGGATGGCTGGGTAAAGCGGCGTCAGCGCTGGGCAACCTTATTGATAATTACCAGGGCGGGCAAAAGCTCTCCGCTAATGCGTCGCTGTTTGAGGTTGAGCGACGGATCAGAAATCTTGAGGCTGACCTTAACGACAAAGGCTTCCTGGCGGGCGTAAACCGTATCGGTATGGATACGGAAGGAAAACAGAAAGAGCTGAACGAACTGCTGGCGCAACGTACGCGCCTTAAGTCTATTGCCGGGGCAGCACCCGTCATTTCCTCAACAATATCACCCTTTACCGGAACAGGTAATTACGCTCTGGCTCCCGGCGAGTCCAACGGCAAGGTGACGCCTGATGCCAGCGCCAAAAAGCTGGAAAGCGCGTTCAAATCCATGGAGCTGGGTTACCTGCGCCAGATTGCGCTTATCGACACCACCGGCAAAAAAACGGCGGAGGTGACCGAGCAACAGAAACTTCAGTTCGATCTGGCGGAGGGAAAACTCACCGGAATTAATGACGCGCAAAAAGTCCGGCTTCAGCAGCTGGCGCAGGAAGTGGACCGCCTGAACCAGCTGAAAAAAGCCAATGAAGAAAACGCGAAGGTGGCAGCGTTTGTCGCTGGCCTGCAGGCGCAGAACGATAATGCGCGAGCGGATCTGAGCGTCGATATTCAGGGGGCCGGACTTGGCAACAGACAGCGAGAACGGCTCAGGGAACGGCTGGGTATTGAGCGCGACTACCTTGACCAGCAGCGGGAGCTGCAAAAGCAGTATCAGGCCGGTGATATCAGCCAGACGGTTTATGATCGCGAAACGCAGGCTTTGAAAGATGCTCAGGCCGAAAGGCTGGAAATCCAGGAAGGTTACTACAAACAAATTGATGCGCTGCAGGCTGACTGGGTAACCGGCGCGCGGGACGGGCTCGCCGACTGGGTGGATGATTCCACGAACTATGCAACGCTGGCGGCTGACGCCATGCAGAGCGCGCTCTCCGGTATCAGCAGTAACATCGTTGACATGCTCAACGGCAACAAAGCGAGCTGGAAAGACTGGGGTATCAGCGTTCTGAAAATCATCGAACAGGTGATGGTGAACATGATGATCGCAAACGCGGCCAGCTCCATCGGTTCACTGTTTGGCGGTGCAGCGTCCTCTGCCAGCTCCGGCACCGCGCTTCAGTCCTACGGCTCAACTCTTCAGTTCAACGCCAGAGGCGGTGTTTACTCCTCCGCCGATCTCAGCCAGTACAGTAATTCCGTTGTCAGTTCTCCGACGCTGTTTGCGTTCGCCAAGGGCGCCGGGCTGATGGGGGAGGCCGGGCCGGAGGCAATTATGCCGCTGACCCGCGCCGCCGATGGTTCGCTTGCTGTGCGTGCTGTGGGAAGTGGTCGCGTCACGCCGGCGGGTGGTGGAGCGCCACAGGTTACTATCCATATTGACGGCAACGGAAACACGCAAAGCCAGGCGACTGGCGGCTATGAACAGTTTGGGCGTGAGGTGGGTAATTATGTTGATCGGCGCTACCGCGAACTTATTGGCCGGGATATCTCGCCGGGGGGCGCAGTCTGGAATATGGCAAAAGGAGTACGCTGATGGCTATAGAAACGTTCAGCTGGTGCCCGCGCATCAACGCTGAACAGGAAGTAACGTTCCGCCGCCGCACTGCGAAGTTTGGTGACGGATACGAGCAGGTATCCGGCGACGGGATTAATCCCCGATCGCAAAAGTGGAATCTTCAGTTTACCGGGACAGAAGCGTACATCGCGGCGATCAAAACCTTTCTCGATCGGCATCAGGGTGTGAAGTCTTTTCAGTGGCGTCCGCCGCTTGAGCCGCTGGGGCTTTACCGCTGTGATACCTACACACCGACACCGCTTGGCGCCGGGCTGTTTAATCTTTCCGCAACCTTTGAGCAGGCTTATAAACCATGAGCTTAAACAGTGATTACCAGAAACTTGAGCCGGGCAATGCAGTCCGGCTTTTTTCTGTCGACGGTACGGCGTTCGGTACCGGAGAGGTGCTGCGTTTCCACAGTCACAACTTTCCCCATACAGAAGCGGAGATCGTGGCCGCTGGTGGCGATGAGTCAAAACTACCGGCCAAAAGTATCTGGTGGCAGGGGCAGGAATATAAAGCCTGGCCGTGTCAGATTGAAGGGATTGAAGCGTCAACCAGCGGCAGCAGCGCACAGCCGAAATTATCGGTCGCTAACCTGGACGGCTCGATCACTGCGCTGTGCCTGGCTTATGACGACCTGCTGCAGGCTAAAGTGACGATTCACGACACGCTGGCGCAGTACCTTGATGCGCGAAACTTTCCGGGCGGAAACCCGACGGCAGATGCCACGCAGGAAAAACTGCAGGTCTGGTATATCGACGCGAAAACCTCTGAAACCAGTGAGGTGGTGGAGTTTGCGTTATCCAGCCCGATGGATTTGCAGGGACTCATGATCCCGACGCGGCAGCTTCATTCCCTGTGCACCTGGTGCATCCGTAACAAATACCGTACCGGTGATGGATGTGATTACGTCGGGACGCGATATTTCGACAAAAACAACAATCCCGTGGATGACCCGTCCCGCGATGAATGCAACGGCACACTGACCGCATGCAAACTGCGGTTCGGTGAAGGTAACGAGCTGCCGTTCGGCGGATTCCCGGGTACATCCCTCATTCGGAGCTGACATGCGCAAAAAGACCATCGCGGCCATCATGGCCCACGCCGAAGCGGAATATCCGCGCGAATGCTGCGGGGTGGTGGCACAGAAAAGCAGAGTGGAAAAATATTTCCCATGTCGTAATCTCGCTACCGAGCCGACAGAACATTTTCACCTCTCGCCGGAGGATTACGCCGCGGCGGAAGACTGGGGAACGGTAACCGCCATCGTTCACAGCCATCCGGACGCCACCACGCAGCCGAGTGAACTGGATAAGGCGCAGTGTGATGTGACGGCGCTGCCCTGGCATATTGTCAACTGGCCGGAAGGCGATTTACGCACCATCATGCCACGCGGTGAAATTCCGCTGCTTGAACGCCCGTTTGTTCTCGGCGTTTACGACTGCTGGGGGCTGGTGATGAGTTACTATCGCCAGACGTACGGTATCGAGCTGACGGATTACCGCGTCGATTACCCGTGGTGGGAAGACCAGTACCCGGATAATTTTTACCAGGACAAATGGTTCGAATGCGGTTTCCGGGAATTCACCGGCGCGCCACAACCGGGGGACGTGGTGATCATGCAGGTGCAGTCGAATAAGTGGAACCATGCCGGGATCTTGCTTGAAGGCAATATGCTGCTGCACCACCTTTACGGGCATCTCAGTCAGCGGGTGCCTTATGGCGGTTACTGGTTGGAGCGAACAATGAAGATTTTACGCCATAAAGATAAATTTCAGACTGCTTAAGCGTGATTTTTTTTCGTTAACTTCACCAATAAAAATGCTATTCATCGTTGCGATACCTTTTTTCACTGGTAGGATTGATCCTTCTTTTACTTATGGGAATAGGGATGTGATTAAGTTATTACCAATTTTGGCAGCTATAATGCTTGCTGGTTGTGCAACTAAGCCTGTTGCGAATGATCAGGCAAAAGACGTTCCATCAAAGCAAATTATCGATTCATCTTTATTATCTCCAAAGACTGGAACAGGGAAGGTAATTATTAAACGCGACTCAGGTTTTATGGGGAGCGCCTGTATGAGCAGGGTCTATGTTGATGGTAAAGAAATTGCGGACTTAGATACCGCTCAAAAGGTAGTTGTATATCCGCCTGTTGGCGAACATATTTTTAGTGCTTGGCCAAAAGGTATTTGCGGAGGTGGAATGAGTGAACAGTCTGGGAAGGTTACCGAAACAAAAACTTTGATGTATCGCATTGGTTACGGTACGAATGGTGACTTTGGTATACACCCTACTGCTTTTTAGTTAATTTCGCAGAATGTTAACCCACCGTAAGGTGGGTTTTTTATTTCGGAGATAAAAATGCAAGAAATAATGACGCAGATAGAATTGGGCGGTTTGCTTGGTAAATATTTTGGCAAAACACATCATCGTTTAATTAGTACTATTCATGAGGCGCCACGTGCTTTGGCCGCTACCATTAAAGGTTTTGAGCAATTCATGCTTTCCAGTAAACGTCGTGGATTAACTTATGCAGTATTCCGAGGGAAAAAGAATATTAAAGAAGATGATCTCGGTTTTCCAGTTAATGAAGAGATAATTCGTATTGTTCCGGTAATTATTGGAAGTAAAAAAGCAGGGTTGTTACAAACTATTCTGGGAGCTGCTTTGGTTGTTGTAGGGGCCGTAACTCAACAATATTACTTAGTAGCAACTGGTGTTTCTTTAGCTGCAGGGGGCGTAATCCAAATGCTTTCACCTCAGCCTGCCGGGCTCGCCAGCAAACAGGATGCCGATAACCGGGCATCTTATGCGTTCGGCGGCGTGACCAATACAGCTGCGCAGGGTTATCCGGTACCCATTGGCTATGGTAAACGCCGTATTGGTGGCGCGATAATTTCCGCCGGGATTTACGTCGAAGATCAGCAATAACCCCCCACCTTTTATTTCCTCACAGTCACCGCCACCTGGCGGTTTTTTTATGGGCGCAACATGGCAGAACTTATCAAAGGGCGCAAAAGCGGCGGCTCAAAACAGCGCACGCCCACAGAACAACCGGACGATCTCCAGTCGGTGGCAAAAGCGAAAATCCTGCTTGCCCTGGGCGAGGGGGAGTTTGCTGGTGGGCTGACAGGGCGCAATATTTTTCTGGATGGCACCCCGATTGAAAACCCGGACGGCTCCCGGAACTTTTCCGGCGTCGCCTGGGATTTCCGTCCCGGTACCCAGGCTCAGCCCTATATTCAGGGCATGCCCGGATCAGAAAACGAAATCAGTGTAGGCACAGAGGTATCCAGTGCCACAGCCTGGACGCGCACGTTTACCAACACGCAGTTGTCTGCCGTTCGCCTGCGCATCAAATGGCCGTCACTTTACCAGCAGCTGGATAACGGGGATCTGGTGGGCAATTCGGTTTCCTATGCAGTTGACCTGCAGACTAATGGTGGAGCGTGGCAGACTGTTATCAGTACGGCGGTAACCGGGAAAACCACCACAGGCTACGAGCGCAGTCACCGTATTGACCTGCCGCGTGGCGCCAGCACCTGGACTTTACGGCTTCGCAAACTGACGCCGGATGCCAACAGCGCAAAAACTGGCGACACCATGACGCTGCAGAGCTATACGGAAGTCATTGACGCCAAGCTGCGTTATCCGAACACCGCGCTGCTGTACATCGAATTCGACTCCAGTCAGTTCAACGGCAGCATACCGCAGATTTCCTGTGAACCGGCGATGCGCGTGATCCGTGTGCCCGATAATTATGATCCGCTCACTCGCGCCTATAACGGCACCTGGACGGGCGGGTTTAAATGGGCCTGGACAGATAACCCGGCGTGGATTTTTTACGACATTGTGATTGCCGATCGCTTTGGCCTGGGCCACCGGCTGACGGCGGCCAATATCGATAAATGGACGCTGTATCAGGTGGCGCAGTACTGCGATCAGCTGGTACCGGACGGAAAGGGCGGAAATGGCCTGGAGCCACGTTATACCTGTAACGTTTATGTTCAGGACCGTAACGAGGCTTATACCGTGCTGCGGGACTTTGCCGCCATCTTCCGGGGCATGACCTACTGGGGCGGTAATCAGATTGTGGCGCTGGCAGACATGCCACGCGATATTGATTACAGCTACACCCGCGCCAGCATCGTAAACGGTGAATTCGTTTACTCGAGCAGCACGACCAAAACCCGTTATACCACGGCGCTGGTCTCGTATTCCGACCCGGCTAACGGTTACGCCGACGCCATGGAGCCGGTTTTTGAGCAACCGCTGGTTGCGCGTTACGGGTTTAACCAGCTTGAGATGACCGCGATTGGCTGCACCCGGCAGAGTGAAGCAAACCGCAAGGGGCGCTGGGGGATACTGACCAACAACAAGGACCGCATCGTCACCTTTTCGGTGGGCCTGGACGGTAATATCCCGCAGCCGGGCTATATCATTGCTGTTGCTGACGAAATGCTCTCCGGAAAAGTGACTGGCGGCCGCATCAGTTCGGTTAACGGGCGCGTGATCAACCTCGACCGTGTGCCGGATGCCAGACCGGGCGATCGCCTTATTCTCAATCTTCCTTCCGGCGCGTCACAGGCCAGAACAATCCAGGCGATCAACGGTCAGGCCGTTACGGTCAGTATCGCTTACGGAGAAATACCGCAGGCAGAAAGCGTATGGGTAGTGGAGTCTGATGAGCTGTATGCCCAGCAGTACCGGGTGGTGAGTGTCAGCGACAACAACGACGGCACTTTTACCATCTCAGGCGCGTTTCACGATCCGGATAAGTATGCCCGCATCGATACCGGCGCCATCATTGACCAGCGTCCGGTAAGCGTGATCCCGCCGGGCAGCCAGTTTGCGCCGGAAAACATCACCATTGGCTCTTACTCCGTGGTGAATCAGGGCATCAGCATTGAAACGATGCGCGCCAGCTGGAACCCCGCACCTAACGCGATCGCATATGAAGCGCAGTGGCGACGCAACGACGGGAACTGGGTGAACGTGCCGCGCAGTTCGACCACGTCGTTTGAAGTGCCGGGCATCTATGCAGGGCGCTACCTGGTGCGCGTCCGCGCCATCAACGCGGCGGAGATATCCAGCGGCTGGGGATACTCTCAGGAGAAAGCGCTGACGGGTAAAGTCGGTAACCCGCCGAAGCCGATTAATTTCGCGGCCACCGGCATTAACTGGGGCATTCGCCTCACCTGGGCTTTTCCGCCCAACACGGAAGACACGCTGAAAACAGAAATTCAGTACACGCCGCGTGATGACCACGCCGATCCGCTTTTGCTGTCGGATGTGCCATATCCACAAATGGATTACACCCAGCTTGGTTTGCGGGCGGGCCAGATTTTCTGGTACCGCGCTCAGCTGGTCGACAAAACGGGCAATGAATCAGGCTGGACCGACTGGATCAGGGGCATGGCTAACGACCAGTCCGCCGATTACCTGGAGGATATAGCCAAAGACCTGCTGACGTCAGCGGACGGGAAGCGCCTGACAGAGCAGATTGATTTCACCCTGGCAGGACAGATGCAGGTCACACTGGCGCAGGTGGAAGGCGCGCAGATCCAGTATGAACAACTGGGGGTGGCGCGTGCGGAAATCTCTCAGGTAAAAATCACGCAGGTCGATGCGGAAAAAGCGTTCGCTCAGTTCCAGGAGCTTGTGGCCGTTCAGTTTGGCGACGCTGCTGCGGAAATCAGCGAGGTTAAAACCGCACAGGCAACGGCAGAGGAGGCCTTTTCCGAATATAAAACGACCGTCCAGGCCAGTTTTCAGAGTGTGGATTCGGCTATCGGCATTATTAACGGCAGTATCACCACGCTGTATAACGCCCAGGTCAACGCTAACCAGGCATTCGCGCAGTACCAGCAACAGGTAACTGCACAGTTTGGTCAACAGCAGGCCGCCATTAACGAGAAATACACAGCCTATGCGGATGTTGCCAGTGCCAATGCGGTTTACACCCTCCGCACTGGCGTGAAATACAACGGCAACTATTACGACGCCGGGTTATCAGTAGCGGTTATGGCGGATGGTTCGGGGGTGAAAACCCGTGTGGCGATTAATGCCGATCAGTTCGTGATGTTGTCGGGGCAGGGGTCGGTTATGTACTCGCCTTTTGCCATCGTTAACGGTCAGGTGTTTCTGAGCTCCGGATTTATCCAGGACGGAACGATCACAAATGCCAAAATTGGTCAGTACATCCAGTCCAACACATGGGATGGTACCGGCAATGTGGGCTGGCACATTAACAAAAGTGGGTTTGCGTGGTTTGCCGGCGTAACCGTCAGGGGGACCGTGTATGCTGAATCCGGCTCCTTCAGGGGTACGGTTTATGCGACTGATGGTGAGTTCAGAGGCACTGTGTACGCCAGCGGTGGCAAATTTACAGGGACAGTGGAAGCGTCCAGCTTTATCGGCGACGTCGCCAACGGCATGGTATTTGATGATGCCCCGCAAAACTATGTGCGATCTTTCCAGTATGTTGATAGCGCCACATTCAACCTGTCGAAACAAGTGGTGGTCATGATGAATGTCACGGTAACAGGTCAGAACGGCACATCCGCCGGGGCGTCGGCGGTCATCAACATAAATGGCAGCTCCAGAACCTTCCATCTGCAATCCCCCGGAGGGGGCAGCACCACATCATGCTGCATACACAGTATCCGCACCACTGAAAGGGTCGTAAATGTATCGTGCTCCACGGGGGTGCCTGGCGGCGCAGGCAGCTCTTCACTGTCTTCGCCGACCATGTTAATACTGCGCGGCTCCGGCTCGTTCGCGCAAACAGCTTAAACTTACCCGCTCCGGCGGGTTTTTTATTGCCTGTAATCAGGAGACATTATGTCCGCAGGAACTCTCAAACTTACTAATAACTCCACGGCGGTTGCTGGTACCAGTACG